GATAGAAATGTTTCAAGTAATTATCAGACGTGGGTAGTTACAGGAACGCCAACTAATTTCAATGCAGGTACATCGACTTCATATTGGCAATATCCTGTTTCTTTAGTAAGTTCGGGAGGTGCAGGCACAACTAATTTTGGTTCGGGTGCAACGGTATTTATATCTATAACAAGTTCGGGGCAGACGGGCGCAACAGGTGCGACAGGAGTAACTGGTCCAACAGGCGCAACAGGAAACAACGGAACAAATGGCGTAACGGGTGCTACTGGAACAAATGGCACTAACGGAAGTACGGGGGCAACAGGTTCGAATGGTAGTAATGGCGCAACGGGGGCTACTGGAACGAACGGGGTAACGGGCGCAACAGGAATAACCGGTAGCGGTTCATTAGTTGACGTTTATGCAAGATACCGAGATTTAGGTTCAAGAATGTTAGGCGGTACTTATAACGCTACGCCTGAAAGAAATAGCGGAACAGTAGCAACAGGGGCATTAGCAGACGGGCAAGTTGGCTATTGCTTATATTATACTGGTGGGAATGCTGATACTTTAGTTGGTATCCAATGGCATCATGGTACACAGGGGAATTACACCGCAGACAACTACAATGGCATCGTATTCGGGACACTAAGCGCGGGAACGATTACATGGGTGGACAGTACCGCGAATGATGGAGCGATTTGGAAGGGCGCAAATAATACATGGCAGTACAAAGCATTCTACACCCCTTATGTAATGGCGGCAAACACCACCTATGTAGTTGGGTTTATCTATAATAGTTCAGCGCAAGTTACATTACCCACAATTTACGGACTTGTTTCGACTTCTACTCTTTCAGTTGGCAAGATTGATTTTGCTAATAGTATTACTATGTTCGCTACAAAGCCATCAGTTACAAATATTATTTTAGGCTCGACACAGGCTTATAGCGGGCTTACTCAAACATCCGTACAATTCCCAATGTTTTATCCATCCAAGTAAATAACCATGACAGACAAAAAAGGATATATTGAAGAACTTACATCGTTAATGGTATTTACTATTAACGAGCAAATTAACCCTTTGGACTATGAAAATTTGGGCGATGTAAATTCTACTGCCAATACTCCGATAGTAGATGGCGAGGACGCTATGATTACTACTTGGAGAATTGAGTCAAAAAATATTCTACTATGGATGACAACATTATGGATACTTAGAAATGCTCACGTAGATGGGTTGGAATATCCAACCGATGAAAGCCCGATTTCATTCGTTGAAACTTTACCTAAATTTATTTAACTTAGCGCACAAATTCACACTATGGAAAACACTACTACAAAATTCGGCATCGGTCAACTAAAAAACCCTTCGCCTACGTGGGCTAAAACAATCGCTAACACAGCCATTATCCTTTGCGGTATAACCTCCGTTATTGTTGCGCCTATGCCGGACGAATGGGTGTCATTGGTAGCAAAGAACTATATTCTTACTATCACAGGTAGCATGGGGTTGTTGAAAGTTCTCGAAAAGTTCACCGGGCAAACTGCTGAATAATGACTAACTTCCCTACAAGTAAGATAGAATTGCACCAGTGGGCTAACTCAATCCTTTTAGGCGTAGTGGCTTTCTTTGTGGTTCAAACTTATAACACAATAAGCACCGACCATGAGAAGTTAGCGAACCACGAAACCCGTATAACCGTAATTGAGGCGGTGGAACGTAATAGACCAGCGCAAACGAGTATGAATAAGCCAACAGAGGCTATATTGCCAAGTGAAATAAAGGTGAAGAAAGAGGAAGAATGACATGGCTAACCGCACTATTTCAAGCTATCCGAGCGATGTTTGTTTTCGGAACTAAAGTAACACCGAGCGAAAAGATTCAAGATGAAAGATTCGAGATAAAGAAACCTCGACTATCAGGGCAGGAAATGAGTCGAATATTCGATAAGCGATTCCATGATTTACGACATCATCCCGAATTAGATATCACTACAAATGTAAGTATGATTTGCAATGATTTGAATGATGAGGACAGAGCGGAGTTAGTTAGCCAATTAACCGCAAGATTGAGCGCTGATGATATTTATAATCGGGCGAAGTCAAAGCAATCGAAATTTCGCCTTTAAAACGGCATACCTTTCTCCCGAAAATTCAACTCCATTTTATCGCACTTAATTAGAAGCGATTTAACCGCTGTTTCCGAACGGAAAGCACTACGCCCGTTTATAATCAGATTCCACCCAATAGACCCTCCGCATTTAGTTTTAGCGATAAGTTTTAACCGTTGCTGTCTATTCTGTTTGTCTATGTATGGTAGCCGGTATATCTTATGATTCGGACGTTTGCCGACTATTCTATAATTTTCTCCACCTACCAAAGTAAAACTACTTATCATTGATTATTAGTTGGTTATAAAATTTAGTTGCGCCAATTCGCTAGTTATGTGCAATAATTTTTTTAAACTTTTTTTGCCCACGCTCTCCTAAAATTTTTCAAATTTTTAAAAGGTTTTGACTTTCGTTACCCCATAAATCCCATCCCGCAAAATCTTCTTCTACAAATAATTCGTTTGGCTTTCTTGCAAACATTTCCAATCTGTCAGCATCAGGAAACCACTCCTTAATTTTTGTCCTTACTGCGTAGGGTTTTCTACTATGTTTGCTCCGCTTTGCTTCAATCACACTACTAATTACTTGTTCGGGTTTTGGAGGCGAAAATTTACCTTTTGTTGCAACCATTAACAATTCGTGTTGCCCTCTAAACCAGTAACCCATTCCAATCAGTTTCTTATCCCAAATTGCGTGTGTCTTGTATTCAAATCCCCACGCATCTATCACTTGCATTGCCTCTTTCAGCTTCGGAGCAGTAGCCCACATATAAAGCACTGCATTTGGCTTTGTAGGCACTTGCAACGCACAAATTTCTTCTATGCTCATTGTCGGATAATGATTTTCAATTTTTCTATTATCAGTTTCGGCAAAGTCATACCTCCAAGCAGGGTCAGCATATATCACATCGTATAGCTTCATATTATTTTTTCATATCATTTTCTCTGTTAATAATATAAGCGTCCATTTCTGACTTTGTTCCTTTGTATCCAGTAACAGGGTGGTAAAACTGTTCTTCTTTGGGCTTTTCATCAAAATAGAATTTATCATTATTTATTTCAACATCTTCTTCATTGTCCTTAGAAGTAAATAATGCAATACAAAGAATTATGCTAATTACTATAAAAATTGTTTCTTCCATATTATTTGTTTTTTAATTATTAATAAAAGCCAACGCACCCCACCTTAAAAAAGTTTAAAAAAATTACAGACACATAACAAGGGCTTAAAAAAAATAGGGGTTTCCCTGCTTCTAATAAACTTTTGTGGTATGTTGAACTGTTGTGTTTCATATCAAATTTTGTGCGTTAATTCCCCTACTTCTTTAAGCCCCGATGCGTTAGCGGAAAAAGTTTGCTTCTATCTTTCCACACTTTCCACAATATCCACTATGCTTAATGTCATTCAATTTTTCAAAGGAGTGTTGGTAAACTTCATCCGCTAACATGGGCTTGCTGCAATGCGGTGTATGCGCTTCTTCATTCGGTGTGTCCAATACAAAAATTTGATTTAAAAACGCCCCCTTAACATCCAATACAAAATCATTTTTCACTTCATTGCCCCATGTATCCCATCCGCTATGTTTTTCCCTTGCAAACAATTCTACTTTAGGCACATCACCAAACATTCGTTCAATTCTCAATCTAAATTCATTTGGCTTCTTACTGTGCTTAGTTTTTTCTTCTTCCAAATACGATTTCTCTTTGAATGATTTTAAAAGTTTGTGGGCTGTTCCCTTTGTTGCAAGCAAGCATATCTCGCATTGTTTCACAGTCCATTTTCCCATAAATCCCCGCTTCTTATTCCAAGTGAAAGCAACTGTTTTATATTTAAAGCCCCAGTTATTTAGTGCCTTAATAGCAACTTCTAAATGTGCATCCGTAGTCCATAAAAATAGAACACAGTTGTCATCAGCAATGCTTCCAACATTCAAATTTGTGATTTCATCATCAGCCATTGTTGGATATTGCAATGATAGTTCTTCATTCGTTCCATGCTTTTCGCGTATTGCAGAACGCCTGTTTATACCCTGCGAAAATCTCCATGCTGGGTCTGCATAAATTACACTATACTTTTTCGGGTGCTCTATTTGGCAATGATGCAATGCACTTCCCGAAACAGTTTCACCGCATTTATCACATATATAATGTCCTCCACCGTAGTTTGTTTCCATGATTATTTTTTTTACAAAAAATTTTGCATCCGCTCCGTTTTTAAATCAAATTTTAGTTCAGTCATTCTCATACCGTTTTGCCTTTCATTATCCGCACTGACAGCAAGCCCCGATACGTTATGTGCAAGGCTACGATTCGTGAAATAATCCGTTACCATCCATAGTTATTTTAACAGTTGATACATTTTCAATCACAATACCTATATTGTCCCATCCTTTTCCATCGGGTTCGGTCAATACAACAACCTTATCTTGGTCGCATTTTTTCAGTTGTTCAATTAGTTCTTTTACAGTCATTTCGTTTTCAAATTAAATTTAGTGCTGATAAACCGCCCAGCACATAACAGCGTTTTTGTAGCAAAAAGGGCTGATGTGCTACATTCATCATTTGTGGTTCTAATTGGAAGTAGTGCAAGTTTGAAACATTGTGCTTCTAAATCCCTTTCAGCTACAAGCCGCAAAACGTTACAGGCAATACTACCATCCATCTCCGAATAGAGAATTTTGTTTAATATTTGACCTTTCTATTATTCCTAAAGCAGTTTGAAATATTGTCTTTCCTGCCTCATAATCTACAAGATTTCTTAAAACATCACGATAACCGCCTAAATTTGCGTTAATTTTTAAATCGTGGAATACTTCAAGTTTCTTGTGTTCATCAATCATAGTGCATAAAATACCATCTAATTTTCTTTCTTTCAAATCGTTTGGCAAATTGAAGTTTGTCCAGTATAAATGCCTACCTATTTTTTTCGCTGGTATCAATGGCTCATAATAAGGCGTTACATTTTCAACACAATATTTACCATCAAAATGATTGTCTAAAAAAATGATTTCTTCATACAATTTCATATCAGGATATAAAGGCGTAAATGTTTCTCTACTTTTTTGAGTAATTCTAATTTTGCTATGGCTCGGACAAGGTGGCGAACTCCATATAAAATCAAACTCTTTGTAATGGTCAAGTAAATATTGGTGTGCATCTGCAACTATTACTTTATCATTTGGAAAACGCTCTTGATATGCTTTTGCAATTTCAGCATCATATTCAACTGCGGTTACTTCAATATTTGCCACTTCATCCCACTTGTAACGATTACCACCAAGACAAGCGTATAGGTTTAAAACCCGTACTTCCTGTAACATCGGTTTTGCAAAATGGGGGCTGACTGCTTCTATCATCTTTTATCTGTTATTGAACATTAGTAATTCTAATCGGCTTTTGTGGGTATAATTCCCCCACTTCGCCAAGCCGTAGGCGTTATGCTGGGCAATAATAAAACTAAAAAACGAAACTACAACAAACTACAACAATTTATTTTTTACATTCGCACAAAACAATAAACATGAAAACAATTATCATCTTCATTCTATCCGCTTTTATCTTATCGTTTATGCCATCTTGTAACGCTACCAAGAAAGCAACAGCATTCGTTCAAAAGCATTGCCCCGATTCGTCTATTAAGGCGAATGATGACGGCACTTTTACGGTATCAATTAGCTGTGAGAACCTTTACAATACGGAGCAACTGCAAAAGTATATCGTGAGCGGGCGTATAACTTACGATGTGGCCAATGCGGAACTATTGGTAACGGGTGTATCGAAACAAAGTGTGCCGGATATTATGGCGATATTGAAAGCGATTGTTTCGGGAGTGAAGAAATAAACAGTAATCATTCCGCTTCTTAACAGACGGACATTAATGTCCACTTGTTGTTAGCGCGCTTAGAGTGATTCGTATTGAATGCCGTTCGATATTCGGGCGGCATTTGTTTTTTAGCTATATTCGCACAATGGCTTCACGTTCCACCTCCGATTTAAACGAGATACTTTCAGCCGCTTATGCAAAGGCTTGTATCGAATATCAACGGCAATATCCAAACGCTCCGCAAATGTTTATCACTTGCACCTTTCGCAGCAATGATGAACAAGATACGCTCTATCAACAAGGGCGAAGTTTGAAAGGAAAGATAATAACTCAGGCAAGGGCGGGCGAATCCGCTCATAATTACAACCCATCAGCGGCTTTCGATATTGCTTTCATTACTCTAAGTAAAAAGTTAGATTGGTCTAAACAGAACTTCAAAAACTTTGCTGATATAATTGTTAGAATACAGCCGTTAGTAGAATGGGGCGGTGTGTGGAAATTTACTGACCTTCCGCACTTTCAATTAGGATTGGAGAAAATACGTGTAACCAACAAAACCCAAATATGGCAGAAGTAAGCCGAGTAGTTAGAAGTTATCTGAAACAATTTCCAAACACATCTAAAAAGACTTTAGCTGAAAAACTTTACAAGGATAACCCTTTGCTATTTACATCTCAAGAATCTGCACGTTCCGCAATTCGATATTGTACTGGAGCAAGCGGCAAGCATAATCGTAAAGAAATAGGTGAAAAACTTATGACACACGAAACCAATTTTAGCGCACAAAATCCTTTCGGACTTCCACCAAGTGAGGCGAAAGAGTTTGAACCGTATATCCTACCAAAGGCATCAAATAACATTCTATTCCTTACGGATATACACTTGCCATACCATGATATTAAGGCGCTCACATTGGCTTTACAATACGGCAAGGAGCGCAATGTGAATACTATCTACTTAAACGGTGATATTTTAGACTGCTATAAAGCATCATTCCACGAACAAGACCCGAAGAATAGGGATATGAGTTATGAGTTGGAGCAAGGTAGGCAGTTTATTGATTTGCTTAAAAGAGAATTTCCGACCGCAAAGATATTTTGGAAAGAGGGAAACCACGAAATGAGGTGGGAGCGATTCCTTCGCGTCAAAGCTCCTATCTGTTTAGGCATGGAAGAATTTCGTTTATCCGTTCTTTTGAAGTTAGGTGAAAAGGGTGTTACGTGGATTCCTAATAAACAACTGGTGCAAGCCGGTAAACTAAATATAATTCATGGCAATGAATACAAGGGCGGTGGAGGCATCAACGTAGCGCGTACTTTATGGTTAAGGGCGGGTGATAATGTAATTGCTGGTGATAAGCATAAAACGCAATCTGGACTTAAAACAAACATAGATAAATCAGTAGTCGGAACGTGGAGTGTTGGATGCCTTTGCGAGTTAAATCCAGATTACCTCCCATTTAATGAATGGAATACAGGTATGGCACATATCGAAATAGAATCGAATGGAAATTTTACGGTGCATAATAAGCAGATTATTAACGGCAAAATTCACTAAATGAAATACATATTCACATTCGAGCCATCCTATACAGTACGAATAGACAGCGATACGGAAAATAGCGAATCGTTTGTTTCTGTTTATGCGAGTAAATATCCACAGGCTGTAAAGAAAGTTATTGCCATGAAGCTACCGAACATAAATGAAGAAAGCGATTTGAAATGGGTATCAACGCAAGAGGAGCATGACTTTGAAGAAGCTGACCCTACTGTGACGGCATAATTACAATAACACTATATTGGCACGATAACATTTACGATGTTATCAAGCTATTAGTGCTTAGTATTTATTACACCACACAAAACTACTCGCTTTCGTTTGGTGTGGTGAAGGTTATTTTGAGCCGATTTAATACGCATTGAGCCGATTGTTTCTATCCCATCATCGGGCATCGGGTCCGGTGTTATCGGTGCAGGGTATCTAATCTCGGTAAATTCAACATCCTCAATTTCTGCCCACTTAAACATTGGCGCACGTTGCGCGAATCTTTGAACTTCATCGAATGATGCTTGTATCGTTTCGGGTGTTGGCTTACTTAGCATTTTCGCGATGTTTGCTTTTACGATTAACATTCTCCAAATCATCGAACCAATACAGTGCGCTCGAATATCCTTCGGCCGGTGGTAATCGGACGTGAGATGTAGTTACTCGTTCCGTTGCTTTAGAATTACCGGGCTTCGCCTTAGTATTCCATAGACTTGTTTGGTGCATCTCTGCCCACCTATCTAAATTCTTTTCGCTCTTTAGTTGCCCTTTGCGATTCTGTTCTATTCGGTCGGCCTTAAATCCATTCATTCGCGCATACTTTCCTATTGTACGCGCGCTTATGCCTAATTTTGCTTCTGCTTCACGTTGTGTCATTCCGCTTTTCATAGCGTCCATAATTGCGCTTACTGTTTCTTGTGTCATGGTTTTTTTGCTTTCTATTTGGTTAATTAATTTCTGTTGATTGGGGGAGTATTCCACCCCATTGTTCAGCCATTTGTTTCGCTATTCCTGGAAAGGTTTTGCTTCTCATAATTTGTCTTTCCTTTCCTTTACCTTTGCTCGTTTCCCAATACCATTTACTGAACGTTTTGCCTGTGCTTGTTGTAACCATTTTACCCTTTCCCGAATGCGTTATATTACTATCAAATAAATTAGCAGTTCCATTATGTTGAAGTTGTGGCAAATTTTTTAACCATAAACAAGTTGTCTTTTGTGCTTCATCACCAAAATAATACGGCTGTATAATCTGGTCCGGCTTTCTCCAAAGAGAACTTAGTTTTCCAACAGGATTTTCAATAGCTATTTTTGGGATATTAGAGTAGTATAGTTTTTTCACAAACTCAACTGCTAAATCCTGTTCAATCCACCTTGCTTCATTCCTAGTCTTGTCTTTATTGTATAGCCATCTTGCGCCCGTAACGGTTAGAAATGTGCAAGGCGGAAAAGCTATCATCATATCCCACCCCATGCCTATTACTTCAAAAACATCTTGTTGATAGTGCCATTCAGGATGCCCACCGCTACACGGCTGAATATCGCAAGAATACGCCTCATGCCCTAATCGCCTAAACTCTTTACAAACCGCTTGACTTTCTTCACATGCTATTAATACTTTCATTCTCTCATTCATTACTGCGTTAAAAAATGTACGGGTCTCTCCCCGTTTGTCACCCTCCACTATTTCGCGCTCGCATTAGAAGTTATGATGAATCAAATCTTCGCTTGTTTCTGAAACGTAGCCTGTAAATTCTAACTTCATTTTACTTGCAAATTATCTTTTGAAACCATTCGCGCACCAGGCACTTCACCAACTTTCAATGCCGACTTAATAGCCGCCTTATCAATAGTTGGCTTATAATTAAAGAACAGAGATTCCAATAGGCTTTCATCGAATACTTCCACCGCCTCCGATTTGCGAAAGGATAGTTTAAGTAATGGAGTTTCAACTTTCTCAATACCAAACTCAATAAGAGCGGCTGAAATCCTTTCTTTCAAATAGTCCTTTGTTTTGGCTTTGGCTTTCTTCAATTCTTGCAGCCTCTTAATTTCGGCATCTATAAGCGATTCCTCGCCTTCAAACTGCTTTATGACAAATCCATAGGCTATTGCCTTTTCCTCTATATTTTCGGCAAGCAGATTCATTTTAACGGCAAGAGAATCCGTTATCTCTCCTTCGTTGTTTTCTATTTCGGCAAGCAATTCCTTTTGCTCCTCTCCGATTTGGTAAAGTGTTTTCATTATGTTAGTTTAGATAGTTGGGAAATATTCTTCTTTTGAGAACTTTAGAACCTTTGGCAAATTACCTGACACATAGTAATTGAATGCTTTTATTATCAATGCAGTCTTTTCATTGCCTGCCATTTTGTATTTAGAGTTGTAATCTCTCATTAGTTTTTCAAATAGCAATGAGCCAATTCCAGTTCTTTCAACAATAGAATCAAAGAAAATATCAACAAATGATGCATCGTATTTAGTTCTAAAAAAAGAATACAAAGCTGAATAATCGGAAGGTGAAATAATTCTAAACCATTTTGTATAATACACAGTGCCACACCTGACTGTATTTTGCCAAAATTCAGGGTTAAGATTATACTCATTTAGAATATCGCTATTTGTAATTCTCATATCTCGCTTAGATACGGTAGCAACATTTTTAGAACCTTTACACAATCCCAAATACTTTGATATTGATGAAGCTACATTTGTTGAGTTGCTTATCATATTTATTTGAAATAGATTTGATGCGCTTCGAGGCTTGCCAGTATCTATTGTGTTTATAGCATTTCTTTCTAAACCAATTACCAATAGTGTATCTATTGGCATTGCAGATTTTACAACTGCTTTAAGTCTATGTTGCCCATCTAACACAGTTCCATCATGTGCTATTTTAATGGTTTCACCATTCATTTGCCAGTTACCATTTATAATGTCATTGCAATATTTTAAAACCAATCTTTCGTCAACATGCCTATTAGCATTATTATTTGAAAGAAAATCCATTGCCATCTTTGGTGTCAACTTTATTGTTGATGTTATTACGTTTGCTTTCATTTTGTTTTTATTTTTTAGTTGTTAAGGTTAATAATTCGGTTTCATTCGGCTTTGATAAAGAATACTTCTTTTTAACGTCCTCGATTGTGTGTGTGCCTTTTAGCAGGGCATTTACGGCATTCTTCCATTCGTCCGTTCCTTTGTTTAGCCATGCCTTATCTGTGGAAGGTTTAGCCGGTGCTGGTGCGCTTGCCTCATTTCCATCGTCATCTGAACTGCCCAAATTACACATACTTTGCAAACCGTATCTCCGCGCATACGATACACCTGACCCATGAGATTGTGCATCATTTTGTTTATTGCAAATAATTTCGGTAAGCGAAGAAATATACTCACCAGATTCGTGAAGTAGTAATGTTTGAACAAATGATTTGCCATCGCGGTAAACGGTAGGCTGCAAAGCTGTTATTCCATGCTTATTGAGTGAAGGGATGCAAGCCTCCCTAACGCTGTTAATATCAGCGTAGGAAGATTTGAAAAAAGGGTTTTTGCTATCCTTCACCGCATTACTCATTTCAGATTGGGCCTTTACCAGTGCAGGGGCAATTTTAGTTAGTGTTGATGAATTTTCCATTGTTTATTTATTTAAAGAACTGTGATTTAAAAGACTGTAAAAATTCAAGAATTCGGTCATATCTGCGCGTGAATTCCTCCGCTGTGATTTCGATATGTTCGGCATCGCAGATATAGGTTTCCATAAATTGGCTATACCAATCTATTGAGCTATCCCTAACTATTAATGTTTTGTCCTGATTTAAATAGGCTACATAAGTGCCTGAATCCATTTTTAGAAAGTAAGGGAAAGTGATTTCCTTTTCGATTTCCGTTTCTACTTTTAGTTTGATTTTCATTTTGTTTGTTTAAAATTTATTAAGGTAAAAAGTTAGTTCAAGTATAAACAGCGCGAGTTGGATTAAAACAATGTCGGCTACTTGGTCGGTGGTTAGGATTGAATCTTTTCGCATGGTTAGTTTAACGAGTTAGTGATGAAAATTGTTTCACGTCTGATTATCGAAGTCAAACCGCGTGTGGCAAGTTCAGCGCCTATTTGAGCGATTGTTGCCAAAACGGGAACTTCCAAGATATTACAATTCGGGTTCTGTGTTACGGATTTCATTTGGCGTCTGAGGGCGAATAGTTGCTTGGTGCTGTGTTGAGTGAAGTCGTGCTGTTTCATGTTGTTGGATTGATTTTTATGATTTCTAAAATTTGGTTTGATAATACTATTTTGATTTGCACCCGATGCCCCCGTTTCTTTTAACGGGGGTATGTTGGCTGGGATTGGGTTTTTTCATGTTATACAGTTGCAACTACCGTTCTTTTTACTCCGCATTGTGTTGTAGTAAATCCTATTGCTTGCTTTTCAAAGTTGAATCCGTATGATTTACCAGTCTTCCAAATCGTAGCAAATGGCAAGTTGTTTGCTGTCATTATTTTTTTTGCGTCTGTTATTGATTCGTTTAAAGTTGTCATTTTGTTTTGTTTTTCTCCACCGCTTCATTGCGTTGACAGTGCAAATATACGGACGTTTACGAAACAACCAAATGTTTGTTCGTTTATTTTGTTTGGTGTACCATAATTTTAGCCAAAGTTATAAACATTTACCAATGGAAAATAGTGTGGAAAACATTTTGCCAAATATTTTAAATTTTATTTCGTATTATTGCATCCATGAAAGCAATACGAAAATACAGACCGCTCTTTTATCCGTTCGATACTATCACAGCTAGAAAGCCTTTGATAATAGCCGAAACATCTTACACAAATAGAATCAGCATCGCCAATGCCGCCCGACAATATGGAAAGCGGCACGGTAAAAGATTGACAGTTAGCACTACCGATATTGGTGTAACCATTCAACTTGTAAAACCATGACAGACTTCTGCCTAATCTACGGCATGATACTGCCATGCGAGGATATAACCGAATACGAAATAATATGCAACTAACAATCAACCCCTCCGAAACACAATCTGCTTTTATCAGGCGGCTCGAATTAGCCTATGTAAAGGCGTTAGAGTTAAGGCATAACCATGAAGCAGGTGAACTGTATAAACAACTTATTTTAGAACGTAAAAAATTAAAACAATAAACAATGGCAGACTACATCAGCATCAACGGCAAGGAATCTAAATTCTCAATCAAACTTTCAGGCAATGCCGAAAAGGTTATTGCGGAAATTCAGAAACACACAAACGAGAAAGGATATTTTAATTTTGAATTATGCAAACGGAAAGAACCTGGCAAATACGGTGAAACTCATTACGTCAAAGTAGATGACTGGAAGCCTACACCGAAAGCCGAATCTACTCCCACCCGCACAGCATCGGACGCGGCAAGTGAGGTGAAGGAAACGAAAGAATGGGACGGAGATTTACCGTTTTAATTCTTATATTTGCATACGTCATGAGTAAGATGACTTTACAAATTTATGTGCCCCGTTGTCGAAACCATAGCTTACTCCTGTGGGCTTTCGCTTCGGGGCTTCTTTCCCTACATGGATATTTCAACTTTTATAGGCTTTCGTGAAAAGCCACATCTTTCAACAGGTGCAACTACTATAACCGAATTTATTTCAGCCGTTAAATACGGAACGTGGAGCGAGTTGGTTGAACCTATTCGCAATGCACCGGACAAAGCTACACGCGATAAACTAAAGCGCACACTTCCATCCGTAACTATTGCAGGGCTATTTAAAGAGCGCGATAAAGACAAGCTAATAAAGCATAGCGGGTTTATCTGTATTGATATTGATAACTATACCGACAAATCAGAACTTGCAGCCGACCCGTACACCTACGCGCTGTTTCTTTCTGTAACTGGAAAAGGACTTGCCATAATTGCAAAGGTTAATCCGGATAAACACGTTGAAAGCTATAACTGGTTGGCAAGTTATTACTATGCAAAATTCGGTATTACTTCCGACCCTGCGCCTAAGAATGTGGCATCGCTCCGTTTTGTTTCGCATGACCCTGAAATATTCACTAATGACAAATCGCTAAAGGCTAAATGCGCCGTTGAAAAACCTACTAAACAGAAATCGCTACCGTTAATTATTCCGCAAAACAAAGTTGAGGAGTTGATTAGAACCGTAACCGAACGAAGAATAAACATAGCACCGGACTATGACAGTTATTTAAAATTAGGCTTTGCTTTGGCTAATGGCTTTGGCGAAGGTGGACGCGCCTATTATCATGCGTTATGCAGCACATCTGATAAATACAGCGAAAGCCAATGCGATACACAGTTTAATTATTGCGCCCGTGAAAAAAACAAAGGTATAACCGTTGGAACCTTTTACTACCTACTTAAACAGCATGGCATCGAACTGCCAAAAGAAAATAAACGGGCGGTGCAGGTTGCGGCAATGGGGAAAAAGAACGGGCGAAGTAGCGAAGGTATAGCAAAGCAGTTGGTAGAAATGGAAAACATATCCGAAAGCGATGCCGCAATAATCACAGCCGAAGTAATGAAGCGTGAAGATATTGAGGTAAATAAGTTAGCCAAAACACCTGAAGAACTTATCCCGGCTTTGATAGATTGGATAATGTTAAACCATCCTATCCGTATTAATAGCATAACTAAGATGATTGAGGAGGCAGGAACGGAGGTGAAAAAAGAACGTCTTAACACTATCTATCTTCGAGGGCGTATGTTCTTTAATTCAAAGGACGTTACAAAAGACTTAATCGAATCAGTAATCTTTTCAGACCACATTCAAATATTTAATCCAATAACGGAATACATCGAACGTAACCGCCACCGAACGAATAGCGGGCAGATAGACGCGCTAATTGATACGATTGAAACAGATACACCATGCGCCAATATTTATATCCGTAAATGGCTAATTGGTTTAATCGCTGCTTATGACGGCATCCCGGTGCGCTCGGTCCTTTCTTTGGTAGGTGGGCAAAACACAGGCAAAACAGAATGGTTTCGGAGGTTGCTACCTTCAGCACTTAAAAGATATTATGCCGAAAGTAAACTTGACCGCGAAAAGGACGATGAAATTCTCATGTGTCAAAAGTTGATACTTATGGATGATGAAATGGGAGGAAAGACCCGTAATGATGAAAAGCGATTTAAAGACCTCACATCGAAACATACCTTCTCACTTCGCGCTCCTTACGGTAAATATAATGAGGACTTTAAGCGCCTGGCAGTGCTTTGCGGAACATCGAACGAAGTTGATATTATAAACGACCCGACTGGAAACACCCGTATTTTACCAGTCAACGTCCTACATATTCACCACGATAGATATAACGCTATTGATAAGGATGAATTGTTTATGGAAATTGTCAGAGCGTATGAATCGGGCGAAGAATGGCAGTTATCGAAATCGGAACTTGCCGAACTGTCAAACGCTAACTTGGTATTTGAAAAAATGCCTTTTGAACGCGAGTTGATTGCCCAGTTCTTTAAAGCAGAATCGCAGGGAGCAGGATATGTTGAACATTTAACAGCTACTCAAATTAAAACTTACATCGAAAATTCGACCCATCAGAAGATAATTAACATGACTAGGTTTGGCATCGAACTGAAATTTATTTTGGGTGAATGTAAATTGACGCGCATAAACGGAGTAGTTGGAAAATTCTATTCCTGTATTAAAATTGATACACTAAATGCGCAAACCATTGATAATCAGCCTGACCCGTTTTAAGTGTAACGGGTGTAACGGGTGTAACCGCTACTTTTTAGAGTTACTAAATAAATAATGATGTGTGTGCCAATAATAAATAATGATGTGTGTGTGTATTATATAAAACTTTTGAATAGAAAACTAGTTACACCCGTTACAAATGCCCGTTTTTCATAGTGTAACGACTAGAATTTTAGACACCCGTTACAACCAGTTACACCCGTTACAAAAAACTCAACCAAAATATGCTACATTTAAGACCATACCAACAAGAAGCGATTTCCGATTTGCGCGAATCTTTTAAGAACGGACATCGAAGAATCATTTTAGCACTACCAACAGGAGCCGGGAAAACAGTAGTGTTTTCTGAAATGGTGCGAATGGCAGCCGACAAAGGAACGCGCACCCTAATTTTGACCGACCGGGTAGAACTATTTGAGCAAACATTCAAAGCATTACAGCGGCATTCTATCCCGATTCAAATAGTAAATGCAAATACAGCCTCAATAGACCAACGAGCAATAGTTACAGTAGCCATGATTGAAACGCTACACAGACGCGGCTATAATGTATATCCTGATTTGATAATCATTGACGAAGCACATAAAGGAAATTTTACAAAGCTAATCGACACACACCCGGCCGCGAGAGTAATCGGAGCAACAGCAACACCAATAGGAAAGCACATTCCGAAATACTACTCCGAAATAATACAGACAATAGACACACCTGAACTGGTTGGACAGGGTTATTTGTGCGAATGTAAAGCATTCCAAATGGTAGATGATTTTTCAGACCTAACAATTAAGGGAAAAGAATATACAGACGAATCGCTCTTTAACCACTTCAATAAGCGGAAACTTTACAGCGGAGTTGTAACTGAATGGCAGAAGCGCACACCGAATAAAAAGACTATTGTTTTTAACGTGAACATCGAACACAGCGATGCAATGGCGAAGGAGTTTAACGAACAAGGAATAGTTAGCGAATCTATTACATCAAAAACCCCGAAAGCAGAACGGGAGCGCATACTTTCCGCATTCTCAAAAGGTTTATTCCCTGTCCTAAATAATTGCGGAATACTTACTACCGGATATGATGAGCCTAGTATCGAATGTGTAATCATGAATCGGAAAACACTTTCACTACCTTTATTCCTGCAATGTTTGGGGAGGGGTTCGCGCCCTTACGCCCAAAAAACACACTTCACCGTTTTAGATTTTGGAATGAACCATGACCAACATGGAATGTGGAATGAACCGCGTGAATGGAGCCTAAAGGAAAAGAAGAAAAAAAAAGAAGGTGCAGCACCTGTAAAAACTTGCCCTTCATGTGAGGCTATGTTATACGCTACGGCTAAAGTATGTAAGTTTTGTGGACTTGTATTTGAGCAGAAAGAAGCACCAGTTATTGAAGGTGTAATGATTGAAGTAGTGCCAAAAAAATTTATAGGGAAGAAATTTACTCAGCTCACTTTGCCGGAACTTGTGGAACTCCAAAAGACAAAGAAGTATAAAGCATCGTATATTTGGCGTGTTGTTAGAAGTAAAGGACGTGAAGCATTAAAAGAATACGCCTCACTTATGGCATATTCAAGCGGGTGGATTTATAGACAGGAGGCACTTTTAGGAGATTCAAAATTCAATGACTATGCAATCAGAGGCTAATCTTCAGAGCAAATGTATCATGTGGTTTAGGAATAATTACAGCCGAGTTACATGCAACCCTAAGTGTGTAATTTTCAGCGTCCCAAATGAGAACAACTATCACAAAACAAATACCGGTGTATTGTCCGGTGTAAGCGATACTGTTGCTATCTTACCGAATCGGGTTATCTTCATTGAGTTTAAAACGGAAACTGGAATACAAAGCGATAAGCAAAAAAAGTTTCAAAATGAAGTTGAGGCTTTAGGGCTCGAATATTTTTTAGTTCGTAGCGAATCGGAATTTATTCGTATTTTTGAGGCGTCTAAATTAGACACTTTTAGATGAAAGGGAAAAAAACAGGTGGGCGCGTAAAGGGTTCAATAAACGAATCAACTAAGCAACTTAAAACAGTTAAGGAGGTTGTGTTAAATACTTTTTTGAAGCGCGAAGAAACACAAGAAACATCTTTAGAGGCTTTCGCTGAAGAATATCCTAAAGAGTTCTACAACATCGCTGCTAAGTTAATTCAAATGGAGGTTAAAGCCGTAGTTGAAGTAATTAAATCTGAACTCCCTCCATTTATGAAATCGAATGAAAGCGAATCCTAATTTCGACTACCTACATGAAAAGATAGGGAGCCAACGTGTAACGCTTTTGCAGGGCGGAACTCGTAGCGGGAAAACGTATTCCACCGTTTACTTTCTAATTGATTACTGCCTATTATACACAGGCATGGAAATAGACATTGTGCGCGATACTTTCACAGCTTTAAAGGCTACCGCGTGGAAGGATTTCATGGATGTGTTAATGGCTTGCAATCTTTACGATGAACGCAACCACAACAAGACAGACCATTCCTACACACTGAACGGAAACACGATAAGCTATTACGGAGCAGATACACCCGACAAGATACACGGTAGGTCGCGCGATATCCTTTGGATTAACGAGGCGCACCAGTTCCCTCGTCAAACAATCGAACAGCTATTCCCGCGAACAAGGTATCGTATAATTTGCGACTATAACCCTGCACTAGGGCAAGAACATTGGCTCGATAGTTACATAACCAAATACCCCCCGTTAATCACTACCTACAATGACAATCCCTATCTAACATTTGAGCAGGTGGAAGACATCGAAAGCAGGAGGGGTAATCAATACTGGTGGGCTATTTATGGCAGTGGCGAACGTGCAGCTCGTGAAGGTGCTATCTTTACTAATTGGGAGGTTGGAGCGTTTGATACTTCACTACCCTATTGTTACGGTCAGGATTACGGATTTAGTATAGACCCAACTACACTAATTAAGGTTGCGGTGGATAGGGTGCATAAAAAGGTTTACTGCCATGAGTTGCTATATTCAACTAACAGTATGGGAACCGATGCGATACATGAGGCGAACACCAAGCTAATTGAGCGACCTAATGATTTGATAGTTGCGGACAGTGCTGAGGCTCGTTTGATTTCCGACCTTGCAAGGAAAGGTTTAAACATTGTAGCATGCACCAAAGGAGCGGGGAGTATTCAAGCCGGGATAACAGCACTGCAAGATTTTAAGTTAGTGGTTACGGATAGCAGCGCAAACATGAAATCTGAATTAAGTAACTATATTTGGAACGACAAAAAGGCGGGGATACCAGTTGATGCTTTCAATCACTTGATAGACCCGTTACGATATTCATTCAATCATTTAAACACAGTTCCCCGTTCTCACATGCGCGCGGTTGGCAGAAATTACATACCATGATAACCATTAAAATAAATGAGGCTGAATATAACCTCCGTTCAAATTGGAACGAAGTAACGTTCAAAGGCTATTGCGAGATTGTGGAGGCTAAGAATAAACCATTACTCGAAAGGTTGGCTGTCTATTCCAGTATGCCTATTGAGTTAATCAGTGCGCTATCATTACAGCAACTTACAACGGTTAGCGATGTGGTGGGCTATCTTGAAGACTTTGAAACGGTTAGCGCGTTCTGTGTGGGTTATGAGAGCGATTTGAATATAGGGGAGCAAGAGTATTGGAAGGTTGAAAAGGCAAAGCAATTACTCAAAGGCAAAACATATCCTATAACTGTTGCGGCTGAAATCATAGAACTATACACAGGTGACAAAGACGGTGAAGGTGGAAAGAAAGTAAATGATTTACCAGTTACCGAAGTTATCGGTATGGCTAGTTTTTTTTTGTCTGCCTTTCAAACTTCTTTGAGCGGTTCAAACGGCTAAACGAATACGAGCCGGACGATGATGACATCGAGGCGGGCATCGAACGGCTATCTAACTTAGCTCCGTTCGGAACTCCCCTAACATTGGCAAGGAAAACAAACATGACACCGGAGCAAATCCTTATGCGACCTGCTGAGGAGGTTTACATGATACTTCTCTATGACTTTGAACAATCTCAATTCGAAAAGAACCTACGCAAAATTAAGGAGGATAACCATGCGATTATGAACCGCAAATAAAGTTATGTTACTAAAACATAGTTAGCCTGTGTTATAGTATTTTTGCGCTATGACCTACCTCGAAACTGTGGCTTTCATTCGTGGGATTGCTGAAACTGTTAATGGAAACGGTGACTTTGTGCATGGGCGAAGGGTCGATGGTTCTGCTGCTTATGATGGGAACTTCCCAATGATACTACTTGAGCCGTTTATCACCTCAAAAGATTTGGTTAAAGGTTCGGCTGTGTCTAATATCTCACTAGGTTTCCTGTTTAAAGACGCTGCAGAAAATACGCCCGAACAAAGGGAAGTTATAATAGGCGAAGCAGACGCAATGTGTAGCGCATTCGAGGCGGAGTTATTAGAATCAAATGTTGATACTTCGGTAGTTCGGGAAAGCCCGTTCTACTTACTATTTGCTGGAACTGTTAGCGGCTATCTTCTTTCCTTCACAATCACTTCAAAGATTTCATCATGTTAAAAGAAATCATAAGCGGTTGGGGTAACTATATTTTCAAGAGCGCAAAGGTGGAGGCTGTGGCAATCGAGCGTGCTAAGATATGCGCTGTGTGTAGCCATGCCAAAAGGATGAATGTTTTGGAGTTCTTGCATGATGATGTAAAGCAAATTGAGGCAATAGCATGTGAATTATGTACGTGTCCATTATCTACAAAACTTCGCTCACCGAACGCTCAATGTGACTTAGGCAAATGGTAGATGAGGTATTGACAAAGTACGGGCAAATGATAGTAGCGCAACTGCAAAGCGATATTAAGAATAAGCCTTTGCCTAGAAACAATGGTAAGAGTTATGTTGCTAATGCTTCGGGCAAGTTGGCTAAGAGCATTAATTTCAAAGTTGAAAACGGAGTGCTTCGGGTTTATGCTGATAGTTATATTTACTTTATAATCTATGGTAGAAATAAAAACTCAAAACAAGAACCAAAATCACTAAAGAGTTGGGTTGGTTGGGCTGGCTCTACATTCCTAAAGGATTGGGTTGAGGCAAAAGGTTTATCAATTAGTCCGTTTGCAGTTGCCTATTCTATCGCAAGGAAAGGAACATCACTTTATCCACAAGGTTCAACCCTACTTTCCGACATCGTAAATGAAACACTAATAAACGGGATAAAGAATGATTTGTTTACTTCCTTTAGCGATAGCGCACTTGAATCATTTAGGACACTAAAACGAGCGGCATGATAGTTACAAAGAAGCCTTTTAAATGGGTAAGCGCGCATAGGGATATTGAGTTTGAACTAACACCCGCAACCTATACTTTGTTTTCTACTTCGGGAGCGAACGGAAACATAGATGGTGATACTACATTTTATTATCAAACTGACGGTATTTATACGCCTGTTATTGGTGATAGGTTTTTAATAACAAGCGGTATCTATGCGGGGTATCATACTATAACAGCCATATCAACGAGTAACATTTTTGGAACTATATTCCAAGAACTAACAACAGAAACGCAATTTATAGGCTTTCAAAATGCGGGCGATATTATTTTAGAAATAGAGCCAATTCAATTAGGTATTTACAAAGGTGGCGGTTCGCTTTGGTTCTTATACCCGTTTGAATATGTAGCCTCATTTAATGCGGAGGTAAACCTTGATGGCAAATATGTTTTCAATATATCGGGTTATGTCAACAAGATTTTCGATGTGGTGAACTCGAATGATAGCTACACTTACGGAGGGCTAACATTTAAGAATAACCTTTTTAACAATGTGGAGGTTTACGCAAACATAGGCTCGGCAAATGGAGTGTTCATATCGCAACACTTGGTGCTTAATTCAGCAATCGACATGTATCAACTCAATAGAGATTACGTTGATACCGGAAAGAACCTTAACTCACTTGATACTAACTTCTATTTCAGTTGCGGACTTACTGAAAACATTCAGATAGTGGGCGACTTCGTTAAAGTAGTAGGGCAGTATGAAGACGGTATATTACAAACAATTTCATCTTATTTTTCACCGAGCGATTTCAATTCAGATTTCGTTCTAATACCTTAATATGGCAGTAACTAGCAAAACACAACTACACACAGACACAGCGGCTTTACCGAACCCGATTACACGGACGGCATTGTTAGCGGTTATGGATGACATGATTGACAGCTGGGAAGACTTTATTAGTTCTTATACAACTGTTCAACGTAATGCCTTAACTCCATTCGAGGGGCTAAAGATTTACAACACCACATCGAACCGTTTAGAATACTATTCGAGCGCGGGTTGGTTACCATGTTCACAGAAAGAAGTGGTGGCGGTAGATTGTTCGGCTTCGCCTAATTATCCAGAAGCATTGGTAGGTGACCAGTATATCGTTTCGGTTGCGGGTTTAATTGGTGGGGCAAGTGGAAAGGCTGTGTATGTGGGTGACTTGGTTTATTGCATCACGAATAACGCAGGTGGAACCGAGGCGAGTGTCGGGACTTCGTGGGCGGTGTGCCATTCGGCAAGCGCAACGGACAATCCTACATTCTATGCCGAAATAACTTTGAGTAGTGCCGAGATATTGGCTTTGAATGCTAGACCTAAACAAATTGTTGCGGCTCCAGGTGCGGGGCGAATAATTGTGCCGTTGCAATATATTTCAGCTATGACTTTCAATAGTGTTGCTTATGCTACGAATGTAAATCTAAGGGCAAGGAATCCAAGCGAAACAAATTTAAGCAACTTAATATTTTCACTCGATTCGCCCGTATCAGATATTCGTATAGTTCAAACACAATTATATGCAGTCGCAAATGAAAAGTTAGAGGTTTACGTTTCAACAGGCAACCCGACCGCAGGAAATAGCACAATGACAGTAGGCGTTTACTACAAAATACACACCGTGTAACATGGCTACCATCATAAAGAAAATTTCAATTTGCTATGATGTAATTGTAAGGCACAATGATTACTACTTAAACTTTGACCCGTATGTAAACGGGTGGACTGCTACATACATCAACGGTCCGCTACCGTCTGGAATAACCGCTATAACAAACGAGGATAACGGTTCTCTTTTAGGCTTTGCAATAGATGATAATTTAGGCAATGGAACTGCTACAATTAACCTAGTCGTATTCAATACGGACGACACTGTTTACGGTTACTTTGATTATCAAATAACTAGGGGTGAATGTATAGCGGAACTTCCCATTTGTTGTAGCGATGATGAGGCAATCATCCGTTGGCTTGGTGTAAACGGTGCGATAAATCAGTGGACGTTTCCCGGTGTTCGGGAGTTTGAAATTAAGCTAGGCGATGCCAATACTTTCAAGTCTGTTGAAAAGAAACTATTCTACTCCGAACGAAAGAACGCCTATCTAGTTAAGCGGGTTTCGAGCGGGTTAATCTCACAGACAGACATGGAATATCTTAGTGAGTTACGTTATGCAATACAATGTTGGGAGTGGAATGATGGTTGGATTCCGATAGTAGTAAATAACGATTCATTCCCTCTATCCAAGACGCGCCAAAAGTTTTTCGATGTTAGCGTAACGTATTCGGTAGCTGAGGAAATTCATATTCAAACACAGTAAGTGGCAAAGGTTGAACTATACATAAACGATAAGTTGTGCGACTTAACAGGAGGTGAATCTATTGATGTTGACTATACCATATTCGATATAACCAAGATAGATACTCGTGGCGGTGCGCGTTCTTACACGTTCAACCTACCGAAAACAAACCGTAACAAAACAGTTTTAGAGAGTGCCGAAATGGTGAACAACCTTTCGATGCTACCATATACGCGAATGAAAGCGAGGGTGTATGTGGATGGTATTGATATGCTGATTAGGTTCTGTGAGATTAGCAGCGTCAAGGGTAGCTATGTGGTTAATCTATACGGGGCGAATAGTTCTTTATTCGAAGGGTTGAAAGATTTGAGATTGCAACAACTCGACATGAGTGAGCTAGACCACTATTGGAACTATGCCAATGTGTTAGCGGGTATCTATCGCACAAGCGGTTACGGCTACGGTATTATAGATTATCACTCCGATTCACCCAATAGCTACATAACAAACGATGCGATATTTGCAGACTTCATGCTCCCCTTCGTTTATGTTAATTACATACTCGAAAAGATATTTGAAGATAGCGAATACACCTTTATAAATTCGATTGAGAGCGATACGGAGAATTTAATTATACCTGCATTTAAACAATGTGAATCTAACTTCTTTGCACCTACTAAATACGAAGGAACATTCGCGCAATCTACACCAACAGTGCGCGACCCCGGTAGTAGTGTAACGGTTGTAATAATTAACGCAAACTCCATTATAACCTATGCAGGGAACTATTACACGGTTCCACAACCTATAACGATATTAGGGTTAAGCGGTAACGGATTTATAATTCAGGATGCCGTTAATATGAAATTTACTTTTACATTAAGGATAACCAATAATGAAACTGTAAACGTCAATTTCTTCCTATACAAAACGGAGGCTTTCGTAGGTAACGGAACTTCATTTACAGTTATACCCGGCACACATGATTACACTGTTGTGCTAGATTATTCAAGTGCGGCAGGGGACGAGTTACTGTTTAATATTTCAAGTTTTACAACGGCAGATGTGATAGTTGAAACGGCTACTATTGAAATATCGGACGTAGTTATACAGGAGTTGCAATTACTTATTTACGGGCAATACATATCGCTTCCTGCTATCCTTCCCGACATAACACAAATTGAGTTTCTTAAAAACTACATGCAAATGTTCTGTTTGCTTCCGGTGGTGAATGAGTTTGCTAAAACAATTACACTCGTAAAGTTTGACAGCATACTAGATAACATTGGCAATGCTTATGACTGGAGCAATAAAATAGATTGGAGTGAAGATTACGAGTTGAAATTCATCGAAAACAATTACGGGCAAAATAACTACTTCAAATACACGCAGGACGGGGACGAGCCGAAACCGCTAGGAACGGACGGGAATATCAAAATCAGTAACGGGAATCTTGAATTTGAAAAGACAGCGGTTGAATTAATCTATGCGGCTACTACATCTAAACTAAGGTTATATGATAACCAAATTGCGCAAATCGGAATATTTACAGACGGTGAATATGAGAATGAGAAAGAACCTAGAATATTAAACGTAAAACGTGGCTTTGCGAGTAGCGATAAGCAGTTAGTAGATTCACTTTATCACTTCACAATAATAGGCGGTGCAGTAAATGTGCCTTACTTCATAGATGCCTCGCAGTCGTTTAATCTAGGGTTTGAAAATAACTTACTGCCAAACTATTACGACCTTTTAACGAATGTTCTTTCGCGTGTAAAGATATTGCGTTTATCGGTTCGATTGAACTCGGTTGACGTTGCTAATTTAGATTTCACTAAACCAGTTTGGATAAAGAAGTTTGAATCATATTTCTATATCAGTTCTATCAAAGGGTTCACCTATACAGAATCGAAATCTACAATGGTTGAACTCGTTAAAATAAATATCAATGGCTGAAACACAGGAACTAATACTCGAAATTAACGTAAAGGATTCGCTTACAAAGACGGCTGAATTAAAAGCGTCTATTAATGAGTTGATTGCTTCTAGGCAAGAACTAACGGAGGCGGCAAAAGCGGGCGATGCGGAGGCGCAAAAGGCTATTGAAGCTACTAATGTGGCGGTTCGATTACAGCAACAGGAATACAGGACGCAAACGAAGATATTGGATGGCTATGTTGCGACTAAGAAAGCAGAAACTAATTTGCAGAACTTAGGCAATAATTCTATCCAACAAAATAGGGATTTGCTTAAACAGTTGACTGCTCAATACATTCAATTAAAAGCACCGAGCGCTGAGGCTACAAAGCAGATTAAAGATTTGAGCGATGCGCTAAAGAAACAAGAGGGTGCAATCGGTGACAATAGGCGAAGTGTTGG